CGCCGAAGTTCGTGGTGGAGCCGAACACCACCTCGAACGTTCCGAAGCAGGTGGTCGCGGAAATGGCGTAACGGCAGGCCAAGACCGCATTACCGAACGAGGGGGTGTTGGCTCCGGTGCTCGTGGTCCACACCGGCACCCAGTCCTGCCAGGTCGGTGAGATCGACCGCATCCGACCTGCGGTGAACCGCATGCCGGGCTGCCACGGCTCGTACGGCACGGTGGTCCTCCTCTACAGCGCGATGATGGTGGGGGTGGCGAGCCGGACGTCCGTGCCCGCAGTCTGGGCCTTCACGACCCCGTTGCGGCTGCGGCGGACCGTGAAGCTCTGCGGGTTGGCGATGCGGAAGATGCCGAAGCGCATCTCCACCGTGCTGGTGTTGCCGGTGTTCCGGAACGACCTCACCCCCACACTTGCGGCCGCCGTCAGCGACGCGTCCGTCACCTCGATCTGCCACAGATCCGGCTCCCGGTCGGAGGCGAGCCAGATCTTGGCCTTCAGGGCGGTCCCGATGACCTGGAGACGCACCCGGTAGAACGTCCCCGCGACGTGGGTGAGCGTGCTCGTGAACGTGGCGAGTTGGGTCTCCGTGCCGCCGACTCTCTTTCGTACGGTCAGAAGGAGGCCCGCTGCCGTCGTCGCCTCGACTCGCGCCTGGTACAGGTTGTTGTTGTCCGCCGCGCGGGCGACGGGACCGGTGAACAGGGATGCCCCCGTGGCCAGAGCCGACGTTGCGACGTCCGCGTACAGGTCCACATCCGCGCTCGGCGCCGGCACCAGGGCGAGGTGGGCGATGCCCACACTCGGTTGCGCCGCCACCCCGTACCCGCCGCCGACGCTGTGGTCCGCGCTCGGCGCCACGGTCCAGGCCTGGCCCGAGTCGGCCTGACCCCATCCGCCGGCGGCCACGGTCCGGCCGAAGGCGTCCCGGACCGAGTCCGCGATGGCGTCGACCGTGACGTGCTCCCCGCCGAGCTGGACGTCGAACGGGAACTCCTGCGGCTTGCCCCCGGCCGGGCGTATGGTCACCCCGTGGACCCACAGCACGTCCGTGGTCGGAGGGAAATTGGCGACCGTGGGCGCCGCGTTCGCTGTGAGCGCTCCGGCCGGAGCTGTCGCGGTCAGCTCGAACCATGTCCACGTGCCGGCCAGGACGGCGAGCCCTGAGGCGCTCGTCGACTGGTACGCCCCGCCGGTGGTGAACCAGTTCAGGTTGAGGTTGACCGTCCGGGCTGTGGCGCAGCGCAGCCAGCCGGAGATGACGTACTGCTGTCCGGCCAGGACCGGCACTGTGGAGCTCCCGGCGTTGGGGAACTGCGCCACCCCGTCCGGGACGAAGCGCATCGCCCAGGCGCCCTCGAAGGGCTTCGGCGTGGGTGCCTCCACCCGTTCGAGGGTGCCGCCGTTGCCGAACCAGCCCGCCAGGTCCGTCTCAAGGTACGGGTTGGCGGTCAGCGTCGGCAGGGCGGTGACCCACGGGATACCGTCCGTGGCCCGCACGGTCAGTGCGGTGTCGTCCTCGTCGACCGCGGCGACCAGCTGGCTGCCGTCGGTGTCGACCCGGCCGAGCACGGGGTCTTCCACGACGCCGACGCGCCACGGCGAGCCCGGGGCGCACACGAAGCTGACCTCCCACGTGCGCACCCCAATCCGCTCGGGGTCCAGGCCCTGCACGATCAGGTCCACCGGCCCCGGGGGCAGGAAGTCCGGCAGATCGACGATGCGGATCAGGTCGCCCTCGGTCATGTCGAGGACGGTCGGAATCAGTTCCGGGGCCCTGTGCAGCCGGATCGTGAGGACCGGGTAGCGGGCCTCGTCGACCGTGCCCAGGTGCATAAGCCAGTGCGCCATGGGCTCGGTCTGGTCGTCCGTGTGCAGGTTGAGGGTGATGCTGTCGTCGTACCGTCCCACGCCGTTGGGCGGGTCCAGCACGGACAGGCGGCCGCTGGTGAGCTCCGCCCGGCCCGACGAGCCACCCACTCTCTCCACGGTGACGTCGTTGCGCAGGTTGGAGTCGTCGTCGACCGGCTCCAGCGCACCCAGGCCCTTCGACCCGTACGACAGCGTGAGCTTCGGCGTCTGGTTGTACAGCGACGCCCGGGTCCGGTAGCGCAGGCCCAGCCTGGAGCGGTCCTCGATGAGGATCCCGCCGTCGGCCTGCTCGCACTGCTCCAGCTGCTCCAGCAGTGTCGCCGGGCGCTGCGCACCCATAGCCGCCGTGTCGGCAGGATCGCCGGTGATGACGAGCGACAGGGACTCCTCGGCAGCCAGCCGGGTCAGCCGCGCTGCGGCCAGCTCACCACCGAACCCGTTGTCCGCGTCATTGAACACGGCGGTGTTGTTCGCCTGGAACACGGCCAGGTGGCCGATCGCCGTGCCCTCCAGGCCGGCGCCGAACGATGACCGGATCGAGGTGACCCGGCCGACCGTGCCGGCGAAGCTGCCGGTGTGGAAGTGGCCGCCGCTGCTGTTCGCGGCGTTCAGCCAGCCGAGGTCTACGTCGACGTTGGCGCCGTTCTGGCGGGCGAAGATCCGAACCCGGTTCCAGTTGCCGAAGAAGCTCGGCACGGACCCGGCCCCTGTGCTGGTGAGGAGCAGCTGGTTGTCGTCGGCGTCGAGGACCTGGAGCTGCACGTTGTTGGTCTGCACGCGGACCCGGTAGCGGTTGCCCGTGCCCGAACAGACGATCTCGTACAGCACGGCCTGGGCGACCGGCGCGGCCGGGATGAAGTTGACCAGTTCGACGTGCCACGGGCCGGTGCCCGTCGCGGGCGGCGGGACACTCGCCGACAGGGTCGCCCCGGGCTGGACGACAGGCAGCGCTGACGAGCCGCCCAGGCTGTCGTCGCTGGCCATGTCGAAGTTGGTCAGCTTCATCGGGCTGACGCCGGGGGTAGGGCTGTAGGCCTGGGTGGCCGCGGTGTCGTCTTCCATCGGCCAGTACGCGATCAGCGTGGAGTCCGAGGGGATGCGCCGCCGCAACGTGCTCTGCAGGAGTTTCTTGCCCTGGTTGAGGCGGCGGAGGATACCGGCGCCCTCGCCTTCGACGAGGATGAGGTGCCCGCCGGCGCTCCAACGGGCGGGCCAGTCGGAGTATTCGCCGCTGAACCTCACCTGCCGGTTGGTGATCTCCGCGCCGCCGGCGGGCGTCCATGTGCGGCCCGCCGCGTCGACGAAGCTGGTGGCGGCCGCCGCAGGCAGCGAGAAGTCCGGGTTGGCGACTGGTGTGCCGTTGATGCCGGACCGCAGCTCGAAGGCGTGGACCCGGCCGGCGGGCCGCTCGAAGCCCAGCTCGACGGTGTCGCCGACGATGACCGGTGCGGTCGAGGAGAACACGCTCGTCGTCCCCGGGTTGACGACCGGTGTGCCGAGCTGCGTCCAGGGGCCTGCGATGGTCGGCGCGGTGTAGTAGGTGATCGTGTGGCCGCTGGCTCCGTTGTCCACGTCGAGGGTGACGCGGAGGGCGAGCCGCCCGCCGGGCTGGACGGGGAGCGGGGCGGTGGAGTCGTGCTGCTGGATGGTGGTGCCGTCGGTCGTCCACCGGAAAGTGATCTTCCCGGCGGTTGAGGTGAACAGCGCCCAACTCCTCTGGTTGCCGGTGACGCCGTACTTGCTGCACAGCTCGCGCAGCACGCTGGTCGCGGGCCAGCGGTCGAGGGTGCAGTCGATCCGGATGTCGAGGTCGCCGACGATGTCGAGGGCCGCGACGTCCGGTGTGGAGGCCCCGTTGCCCGCGGTGTCCGGTAGCCACAGATACCGGTCGCCTGTGTGGACGCTGACCCGCATCGGTGTGTTGGGGCCCAGCTTTCCGAAGTACGGCGAGCGCGGATTGCGCCACGAGTACAGGCCGTCGGGGCTGCGCAGGGTGAGGGAGCAGGAGGCCGGGTCGACCGCCTGCCCCTCGCCCGTACGGCCGCGCTTGTGCGTGATGAGGTCCCGCAGCTGCGCGTGCTGCGTGACATCGGTCCACACGCCCCCGATCTGGAACTCCACCTGGGTGCCGAGCGGGTCCTCGGGGAACGCCATCAGCTAGACCTCCGTCCCGTCAGCACGAGGGAGGCATCGCCTCCGCCCTTCTTCCGGATGCCGCGCCGCATCCGTTCCATCAGGTAGTCGTCCTCGGCCCGGCCCGACGAGCGGAGCTCCAGCACGACCTTCTGCGATGCGGCGGCGCGGGCCCGCGCGCTGGCCATGTCCCACGAGCCCGGCGAGGGCGTCTCCACGAGGGAGGCCATCGATCGGTTCACGGCCTTGCGCTGGCCGTCCACGCCGCGGATGAGGCCCTGCGCGGTGTACTGGCCGACCAGCGCCATGACCCGGCTCGGGCTCTTGATCCCGAGCGCCTTCCTGATGCTCTTGGACATGCCCTTGGCGATCTTCAGCATCTGCCGTTCGATCGCCTTCTGCTGGTTCTGCAGGCCCTTCACCAGGCCCTGCCCTGCGGCGATACCGGCCCCGTACATCGCGTTGCCCGCGGCCGACCCAGCAGAGCCCGCAGCCGACACCAAGAGCCGCTGCTCCTGGTTGATCTGCTTGATCTGGGTGCTGTTGGCGTTGGCCAAAGCAGCAGCGGCCGACGAGCCTTGCTCCACTCCGGCCTGGGCGATCTGCGCGATCAGGTCCGCGCTCACACCTTTCTTCCGCAGCGTCGCCAAGTTCTTCGCGAACGTCTCCGCCGCCGCCCGGTCCAGCTTCAGGCCGGCCAGGATCGTCTCGGCGGTCTGCGGCCAGCCACCGGTGTCCTGCTTGGTGACGTCGGCGCCCTCCAGCACGCCCTTCTTCACGTCGGCCGCGAGCTTGTCGCGGGCCTTGATCTGGTCGGCGAGCCGCTTCGTCGCGGCTTTCATCCGCGAGGCCAGTTTCTCCTCCTGGCCCGCGAGTTGCAGAAGCCGCTTCGTGCCGGAGGAGATCACGCCGAGCGCCTTGGACCGCTTCTTGCCCGGCTTCATGCTGTCGCGGACGATGTCGGCGAGCTTCGTGGAGGCGGCCTTGACTTGCTTCGACGAGCCGGTGAGACCGTCGACGAGACCGCGGGCGATCCAACGGCCCTGCGCCTTCGTGACCTTGGACGGTGAGGCGATGCCGAGGGCCTTGGCGATCGGGCCTGGGATCGTCGAACGCGCCCAGCCGAGGATCTTGGACTTGATCCAGCCGCCCATCGACTGGATACCGGACCACAGGCCCTGAACGACGGCCACGCCCTTGCTGACCAGCAGACGATTCAAGGAGCCGATCCCGGCAGAAATCTTGCCGGGGAGGCCGCGGACGTAGCTGATGAAGGCAACGACCTTCTTCGCCGTGGCGACCTGGAAGGCCTGCCAGGCGGCGGACGCACGCGCGGACAGCTTCGACGCCATGCTGGCGATCGCGTTCGCCGTGCGGCCAGGCAGCCCGGTCAGCCACACCACCAGCGCAGTCAGCTTGGCGATCGCCCAGTCCTTCGCCTGCCCAAACCACGCGCTGACCTTGCCCGGGATTGTGCCGAGGTACCCGATCGCGGCGAGGATCAGGTTCTTCGCCCCGGTGACCTTGCCGACCACCCAGTCCCAGGCCGTGCCTGTGGCCGAAGTGATGTCGTCCCAGTAGGTGACGACCAGCAGGACCAAGCCGGCGAGCCCGGCCACGATCCCGGCGATGATCCAGAACATCGGGTTCGCCAGCATCGCGCTGTTCATCGCCCACACGCCGATCGAGGCGATGGAGAAGGCGGCGCCCAGCGCGATGATCGCCCCGGCCAGGCCGATGACGAGGCCCTTGTTGTCGCCCATGAAGGAGAACAGGCCCTGAAGCCGGGGGACGACCTCCCCGCCGAGGAACTCGATCAGGTTCTGCTGCAGGCCCCGCTTGAAGGCCTCCAGCTTGGCGCCGGAGTTGTCCCGCAGCTTGTTGCCCATCTCGTCGGCCTTGCCGCCGACCTTGCCGAGCGCGTCGGCCGCCTTCGACGGGTCGAGGGCGAACAACGCCTTCTGGGTGTCCTCGGCCTTCGTACCGAACAAGGCGAGGGCGATCTGCGCGCGGTCGGCAGGGTCCTTCACTTTGCGGAGCCCGTCGAAGATCTGGTCCAGGCCCTTGCGGGCAGCCGGACCGCCCTCCGACAACGCGGCCTGCATCTTCTTGCCGGACAGGCCGATCTTGCCGAACGCCTCATCCACGGCCTTGCCGCCGCCCTGAGTGATCAGGGTCAGTTCCTTGAGCGCGTCGGCGACCACGTCCGTGTCCCTAGCGCCCGCGGCCATGCCCTGGGTGAGCAGGCCGGTGGTCGTGGTGACGTCCAACCCGAGGTTGCGGAAGATCGTCGAGTACTCGTTGAATGTGTCGGCGATGTCGTCCGCGCGCGGGCCCATCCGCTGGAGGCCTGCGGTGAGGGCGTCAACCGCCTCGGTGCCGTTCTTCGCCAGCCCGGTCTTCAGGGTCTGGCCCACGGCGTTTGCGGCCTGGCCGAGGTCCAAATCGAACGTGGTCGCCAGGTCGCTGACCTGCGTGGAGATCCGTTTGAGCTGCGCCTCCGTCGCATCCGGCGGGGCGATGCCCGCGCGCATGACCGCGCTGATCGTGTCGGCGGCCGTCTGGAAGTCGGCCGTGACCGCCTCGGAGTACAGCTGACCCGCGATCTTGCCGTACCGCTGTGCCTCCGCCGGCGTCGCCCCGAGCTGGGCGGCGAGGCGGCCGGAGATCTGAGACTGCTCCATCGCCTGCGCGAAGGAGTCCATCAGCAGGGCGCCGGCAGCCAGGCCGACGCCCGCGGCGGCCATCTTCAGACGGTCCATGCGGGACGTGGTCTGCTCGACCGCCTGGTCCGCTCCGTCGGCCGCTCCGTCGGTCAGGCCCTCGCCGACAGCGTCACCACCGCGGCGGCCGGCGGCGACGAACTGCCCGCGCGCGTTGCGCAGGCGCCCGTCGACACCGCGGACGATGCCCTCTCCGAGTTCCTCGCCCGCGTCCTGTCCTGCCCGTTCGGCCTCGTCGCCCATGCGCTGCCCGGAGGAGCGCACGGCGATCTCGGCGCGGCGCAGGGCGGGGTCCACCGCACGGTCGTCGACGGACAGGATGGCGTTGAGCTCGCCGACGGTCAGCGCCACGGCTACCTCCTTCGGCGGGGGGCGTGCTTGGAGTCCTCAGGAGGCGGTGCGAAGTGCCGATGCAGGCGGGTCTCGGCTGATAGCAGGCCGAAGATGCGGATCTGGAGCCACCGCCAGGACCGGCGGCGGAGGATGCCGTCCTCGACGTCGATGCCGTAGACGTCGTGGAGGTCGGCCTCGATGAGCGGCCACTGCTCCAGCAGCCGCTCCCAGGTCAGGTTCTTGAGCGCCCCCGACCGCGACCGCTTCTGCGTCGGGAGCCCGCCCTCGTACCACTCCCAGAGGCCGGTTGCCTCGTCGTACTCGCCTCGGCCGACTCCGAGGTATCGCGCTTCGCCTGCCGTCGCTCCGCCCTGTTCCTCGGCGCTTTTCCCGGGTGCTGCCGGGTGCGCCAGTACTCCAGGGCGGTGTCCCGGTCGGTGGTGACCCAGAACATCGCCGTGAGGCTCACGTGCTTGAACATCGACCACGAGAGCTCGGCCATCAGCCGGTCATACGCGTCACCCAGGCACAGCCGATACAGGTCGATCTCTTCGTCGTCGTCGAGGACCTTGGTCCCGGGCCTGGTCCCTCCTGCTGCCAGGCGGGCGGCGTACGACGTGATCCGCTCGATCTTGACGCCTGCCTCGGCCGAGGGGTCGGCGATGTGGTAGGTCCGGACTTGGCCGTCCTTGCCCCGCACCGGCAGGTCGAGACCTTCCTCAAGGAAGTCGTCGAGCGCCTCGAAGTTGCCGCCCGCCATCAGGGCGCCAGCGGGTTGGTGATCGGGGTGAGCGGCCCGTCACCGGTGAACGTGATCTCGACCTCGCCCAGCGCGGTGTGCTCGCCGCCGGCGGGCTGCCAGTTCGGGATGGCCTTGCCCTGGTAGGCCTCGGGCAGGCCGTCGCGGTTCATGTACCGCAGGCGGATCTTGTTGGCGTCGCCGTACGCGAAGTGCGCGAGTCTGATCTTCTCGTGGACCGGGTGGTAGACCTTGACGGCCTTGTTGGCCTTGCGGCGGATGGTGACCGACAGCTCCCAGCTCTGGGCGGTCTTCTCGTTGCCGTTCCAGCCCTCGCTGTCGTAGTCGCTGGAGTCCTCAATGTTCGGCTCGGACGCGGGCTGGAACTCGCGGACGCCGGGGCACAGCTGCCAGTCCGGCGCCTCGTCCGTGCCCATGTTGATCTCAAGCCGCCACTCGCGTGCGAGCTCGGTCTCCTCCGTGGGGGTCGACACAGGGTCCTCCTCAGTCGTTCAGATGGATCCCGGACCTGACCGTCCGGAAGTAGTAGTTGCTGGTCAGCTCCATGCGCCCGCGGGAGTCCTGGCCGATCCAGGCCTGGGAGTTGCGCCAGGAGATCTCCACCTGCACGCCGCGCGCTCGGTAGTCGCGGCGGTTGTGGAGGACGTTGAAGACGTCGTTGGCCAGCTGGACCAGCGCCGTGATGTCCGTGCCGGTGCGCATGCGCGCCTGGATGCCGGTGACCGAGTCTGTGGAGTCGTCGTCGGCCACGGGGTAGGGGTTCAGAGCGATCGCTCGGTCCGGGCCGTCCGGCATGCGACCGAGCACGAGCCCTGTGGCGCCGGCGGGCAGCGGACCGGAGGGGTTGTAGACGCCGATCCCGGCGGCGGCCAGGAGCTCAGCGACGCCCTGGAGCAGGTCGACGTCGTGCGTTTCGCCGCTCACCGCAGCGCCCGCCGCATCTCGGCGGTCACCAGCGCCAGGACGGTAGCGCGCTCGGCGTTGAGGGCGTTCTCCAGGAACTTCGCCTCGCGCCCGGGCGCGTGCTCGAAGTCCAGTTCCTCGTGCTGCCTGGCGGCGTAGGGGGTGTCGTAGCTGACCATGGCGGTCAGGTCGGCCTCGTCGACGCTGGCCGTACCGGAGTGCTGCAGCATGCCCTCGTCGAGCGGCACGCGATCGTTGCTGACGCCCAGGACGTGCTCGGCGCCGAGGAAGAGGCCGCGGGCCGCAGCCTGCCGCAGCTCCCGCTGGGCGCCCGAAGCGTCGAATCGGAGGCGGTAGGACTGCGGCACGACGTCACCTCATTCGAGCTGGATTTCTAGGTGGTTGGGGGTGCCGAGTCCTCGGCCATCGCGGCGTTTGGCCTGGATGACCGTGGTGGTCCGGCCGCCGGGGAGCGTCACCCGGGATAGGGCCGGCGCGTTGGTGCTGAGGTCGGCGTAGGCGGTCGACGTGGACGTGATCTGCTCGCCGCCCGGGGTGCGGACCGCTCGGGTCTGTTCGTCGAGGAGGCACCGCACCGTGACCGGCGGGCCGTACAGGGTGCCGGTGCTGGATTCGCCGTCGTACGGCTCCACCGTGATCTCGTGGATCAGGAAGCGGTGGGGGATGCGTGTCACCATGCGAAGCCGCCCGTGGAGACGCCCCAGCGGAGCCTGTCCGCCGGGATGCTCTCCAGCGCTCGGATGAGCCCGGGCGCGTAGTAGTCCGGGCCGGAGCG